TCTGGGGGCGATCACAGCTTAGAGAACCTGAGAGTCCTCTGTAAGTCGTGCAACCTACGCAAGGGTGCGCTCAATGATGGGGTTTTTTTAGCACGTATGGCTACCCCCCCTGTCTTTCTTGGCAATGTCTCCCCGATGCAGTCCGAGACGATGCTGGACAGTCCTTTTAAGACCCGACCTAATCCGAGTCAATGACAACTAAGCCCAGAAAGTCCAAAGCCCTGCGAGGGGCAACCAAGCCGAGGCTTCACAGTCCACTTCTAAAGGGCGAAAACAAGCTGCAAGATGTAAAAGATCTCTGCAAGATCGTAGACATGGATCTAATGCCGTGGCAGGAGTTCGTGCTTAAAGATATGTTGACCGTGGACAAAAAAGGAATGTGGGTTCGTAAGACAAACCTGATTTTGGTGGCTCGGCAGAATGGTAAGACGCATCTGGCGCGTATGCTGATACTGGCTCACCTTATAAAGTGGAATACCAATGTCCTTATAATGTCCTCAAACAGAAGCATGGCCTTAGACACATTTAGACAAGTCACACACCTATTGGAGACTAATGACCACCTTAAAGGATTCGTTAAACAGATCAGACACGCCAACGGCACAGAGTCTATTGAGATGCTATCTGGAGCAAGGCTTGATGTTGTCGCAGCAACTAGAGACGGCTCTCGCGGTAGATCAGTCAACGGATTGCTCTACATCGATGAAGTCCGAGAGATCACAGAAGATGGATTTAGAGCTGCTACTCCTACAACTAGAGCTCACCCAAATTCTCAAACGCTTCTTACCTCTAATGCAGGAGACGCTTTCAGCACTGTACTCAACGACCTACGAGAAAGAGCTATCGACTATCCACCCAAGTCTTTTGGATTCTATGAGTACTCAGCTCCACAGTACTGCAAGATAGACGATCGCAATGCATGGGCTTTGGCTAACCCCTCACTCGGTTACACGATTACAGAGGATGCGATCGAGGAAGCGATTGCTACTTCGCCAATTGAAAACACTCGCACAGAGACTCTTTGTCAGTGGATAGACAGTTTATCGTCACCGTGGCCCCACGGAATTCTCGAGGAAACATCTGACTCAGATCTTGAGATGGCAGTCGGTGCTTACACAGTATTCGGCTTTGATGTCAGTCCGAGTAGGCGCAATGGGTCATTAGTAGCTGGTCAGCTATTGCCTGACGGCCGTATCGGTATCGGCATTCTAGAGACTTACAGCTCTCAAGTTGCTATCGATGAGCTGAAGATGGCTGCAAGTATAAAGGCGTGGTGCGACATTTATAAGCCGCGCATAGTCTGCTTTGACAAGTACGCCACTCAAACTATTGCGGACAGGCTCTCCAATTCTGGCGTGATCGTGGAAGATGTATCTGGTCAGCAGTTTTACAAAGCCTGTGGAGATCTATTAGAAGGATTAGTCAATCACCGAGTTGTCCATAACGGCCAAGCCGAGTTTATCCAGCAGATGAATAACTGCGCAGCTAAGGTCAATGATTCGGCATGGCGTATCATCAAAAGGAAATCCGCTGGAGACATTTCAGCCCCGATTGGAATCGCGATGGCAGTTAGCAAGCTAATGATCCCTCAACCTAAGCCGCAGATTTATGGTTAGACACACCCATAGCACATTGTGCAATTACTTGACAAATGGTATCCTTTATGACTATGGGTCTATTTCGCAAAACTGAAGCAATCTCTGAAGATAAGCGTTCATCGCTTTTAGCGCAATATGCCCCTTCTATTATGGGAGAAAATCTTAACTCCCTTTATAACTACATCCTTCCACGCGTTCAACGCAATGAAGCTATGTCTGTTCCATCTGTTGCAAAATGCAGAAACCTTTTAAGCGGTGTCATCGGTGGACTTCCACTTAACCTATATCGCAACTCAACAGGTGAAGAATTAGGCAATCCAGTATGGGTTGATCAGCCAGCAGTTAACCAGCCACGCTCTGTGACAATGGCATGGACTGTTGATTCATTGATGATGTATGGCGTTGCATACTGGCAAGTAACAGAAGTCTATGCAGAAGATGGCCGTCCTTCTCGCTTTCAGTGGATTCCAAATGTTAAAGTAACATTTACTACAGATCTTTACGGCATGACTGTCACTCAGTACTACATCGATGCAGTTGCAGTACCAATGCAAGGACTTGGATCACTCGTTACTTTCCAGTCATTTGATGAAGGTATTTTAGAGCGCGGATCTGAAACAATTAGAGCTGCAATCGATCTTCGTAAGGCAGCAGTATTAGCTGCATCAACTCCAATGCCTTCTGGAGTATTGCGTAACAATGGTGCAGACCTAGATCCTAAAGAGATTGCTGGACTTCTTGCAGCATGGAAGAATGCGCGTAACAATCGCAGTACTGCTTACTTAACATCTACTCTTGAATACCAACCAACATCATTCTCTCCTAAGGACATGATGTATGACGAAGCGCAGCAATTCCTAGCAACTGAAATTGCTCGCCTATGCAACATCCCTGCTTATATGCTTTCAGCAGAAGCCAATACATCAATGACTTATGCCAATGTGCTTGACGAGCGTAAACAATTCTTCTCGATGAGCCTTGCGCCTTATGTAAATGCCATTCAGGACAGACTCAGCATGGATGACATTACTGCTCGCGGTAACTCTGTTCGCTTTGATGTTGACTCATCATTCTTAGCAACAGAGCCAATGGAAAGATTGTTAGTAATTGAAAAGATGTTATCTCTTGGCTTGATCACAGTTGAACAAGCTATGGAGATGGAAGATTTAACACCTAACGGCAGCGAAGGAATCGAATAATGGAAAACCAAGTAATCACCTTCACGGCAGGGCTCATTGCCAATGTTGAGGAACGCTTAATCTCAGGCAAGATCGTGCCAGCAGGAACAGGCGAAGTCGGTAACACTTCAGCAGGTAAGGTCGTATTCGAGAAGGGCGCAATCGCACTTCCAGAAGATCCTAAAACTGTCAAGTTACTAAATCAGCATGACTCACGTCAGCCGCTAGGCAAGGCAACACAATTCACAGAGCAAGAAGATGGAATTTATGCATCTTTCAAAGTCTCACGATCTAATCGTGGATCAGAAGCTCTTATCCTTGCAGAAGAAGGCTTGCAGTCTGGTCTGTCTGTAGGCGTAGAAGTAATTAAGTCGAAGCAGAAGGGCAATGTGATGTTCGTATCCGCTGCCAAGTTGCTAGAGGTTTCATTGGTAACAGAGCCAGCATTTAAGTCTGCTCAGGTTATTGATGTAGCGGCTGAGGAAACTCCAGAGGTCGTAGAAGAAAACACAACAGAAAGCGAGACAGCTGTGGAGAATACTCCAGAGACAGTTGCAGCACCAGCAGTAGAAGCAGCAGCGGTTGAAGCTGCTCGTCCAACTGTAGTGACAGCAACTACATTCGTGCGCGAGCGCGTAGCACCAATCACTTCAGCACAATACCTAGAAGCCAACATCAAGGCTGCTCTTGGTGATGACGAGTCACGTCGCATCGTTCGCGCTGCTGATGATTCAACATCAACAAACACAGGTCTTACACTTGCACCACACCTAAACACATTCATTACTGACACCTTTACAGGCCGTCCAGCATTTGAAGCATCAACACGCGCAGCACTTATTGATTCAGGCATGAGCTTCACAGTTCCACGCCTTTACACAAACGCATCTTCAGCTGACACTGCTCCAACAGTTGCAGACACAAACGAAGGTTCAGCACCATCTGAGACAGGCATGACATCTGCATACGACACAGTAGATGTAAACAAGTTCTCAGGACTACAGCGCGTATCGTTCGAGCTTGTAGATCGTTCATCACCAGCATTCATGGAATTGATGATGACAGAATTGCGCAAGGCATATGAGAAGGCAACAGATACAGCACTTCTAAACGCTTTCATCGCATCAGGTACAACAGCAGCAACTACAGCAGCAACAGCAGCTGGATTGCAGTCATTCATCTCAGTAGAAGGCGCAGCAGCTTACAAGGGTACAGGCGGAGACTTTGCTAACAAGCTAGTTGCTTCAACTGACCAATGGGCAGCGATCACAGGATACGCAGACACAACAGGTCGCGCACTTTACTCAGCACAAGGCGCAACATACAACGCAGCAGGTACAGCAGTAGCTACATCTGTTCGCGGTAATGTTCTTGGCACAGACTTGATCGTAGATCACAACATCGCTGCATCTGGCGTAATCGACAACTCAGCGTTCTTGGTTGCACCATCTTCAGTCTATGTCTGGGAATCACCACAAACACAGCTTCGCGTCAATGTATTGACAACAGGCGAGATCGAAATCAACCTTTACGGATACTTGGCAATCTACCTTGCTAAGTCAGGTAAGGGTGTTCGTAAGTTCAACCTAACTTAATAAAAACAGGTAACTAAGTCGCTCTAGGGGGTCAGTAGCCCTCTGACTCCCTAGAGTCTTTAGAAAGGAAATCATGGCACTAACTACAGTCGCAGAGCTTCGATCAACACTCGGAGTCGGTACGCTGTACCCTGATGCCACTTTGCAGGAAGTGTGTGACGCTACAGATGCAGTCCTACTTCCTATGCTTTGGACTAACACTACTTTTAATATCGCACATAGCAACACAGCCACTACTGGCACTCTTTACTTTGAGGACAAAGTTGAGAAAGTCTTTTATGTAGGTCAGACAGTTACTATTACTGGCAACGGCTCAAAGCACAACGGATCTAAGACTCTTACTGGAGTAGGCGATTACAACATCACCTACAACATCACAGGCAACAACAACACTCCAGCAGTAGAGCATCCAGTACAACCTTTCGGCACAGTCTCAGGCGATACTTATGTTGACTGGTCAGCAGATTTAGCAATTCAGCAAGCAGCTCTCATGATATCTGTCGAGATCTGGCAAGCGCGTACAGCCACCCTTTCAGGCAGTAACGCTGTCGATTTCCAGCCAAGCCCTTACCGAATGAGCGCACAGCTTCTCGCTAAGGTGCGAGGATTGATCGCTCACGCGCTAAGCCCTAACTCAATGGTGGGCTGATGCCTGTTGCTGTCACTACTCTTCGCACCACATTAGCAACGGCTTTAGTCGATAATGCTAAGTGGCAGACCTTTGCATTTCCACCTGCAACAGTCCTTGCTAACTCTGTGATTGTTTCTCCAGATGATCCTTATTTAACACCTAGCAATAATCAACACATTACTATTAGCCCGATGGCTAACTTCAAGATTATTATGACTGTGCCTTTATTCGACAATGAAGGCAACCTAAACGGGATTGAAGATACTGTGTGTGGCGTGTTCGCAAAGCTCGCAGCATCATCTCTCGTCTATAATGTAAGCGCAATCAGCGCACCAAGTATTCTCAATGCTGCTTCGGGAGACCTACTCAGCTGCGAGATGTCCGTATCAATCCTTACGAGTTGGAGTTAAAATGTCCGAGTGGGAAAAAGAAAACGAAGCCTTCCTGATCAAGATCGGGCAGGTAACACCAGCAGTATCAAAGCCAGTAACTACTAAGAAGGACGAGGAATAATCTCATGGCTGTATTTCTAAATAACAATGTAGGTGTGAAGATTAACTCAGTCGATCTTTCAGACCATGTAACAGCAGTAACAATTAACCGCGTATTTGATGAGCTAGAAGTTACCGCAATGGGTGACAACTCTCACAAGTTCGTTAAGGGTCTAGAGTCATCAACAGTCACAATCGACTTCCTAAATGACACAGCATCAGCAAATGTATTGGCAACACTACAGGCAGCATGGGGAACAACTGTAACCGCAGTATTCCTACAGACAAAGGGAACAGCAGTATCTGCTACTAACCCTCTATACACAGTCTCATTGCTAGTCAATAACACAACAGACATCAACGGTGCTGTTGGCGATATTGGCACACAGTCAATCACATTTACTGCCAACTCAACAGTTGCAGTAGCATCAACAGGCACATTCTAATCAATTAAACAAAGGGGCAAACCATGGCAAAACTAAAGATAGTTCGTACAGATGGAAGCGTATTGGAAGGCGAGATCACTCCAGCAGTGGAGTACTCATTTGAGCAGTACGCTAAAAAGGGCTTCCACAAGGCGTTCCGCGATGAAGAAAAGCAAAGCGATGTCTATTGGTTAGCATGGGAAGTAACACGCAGGTCAGGTGAGTCTGTTAAGCCTTTCGGGATTGACTTCATAGAAACGCTAAAGAGCGTAACTGTCGAGGATTCAGACCCTTTAGCTTAAAGCGCGATCTTCCGTTCACCTATCTAATCGCTAGGTTAAGCATTAGATTGGGAATCGCGCCACAGCAGTTATTAGATCTAGACAAGACCATGCTCGATGCACTTGTGCAAGGGCTTAAAGATGAAGCGAAAGAGGTGAGCAATGCGAGTAAGAGTAGAAGGCGTTAAACAAACTCGCAAAGCTATTCGACAATTCGCTCCAGACTTGAATAAAGAATTGAATGCTGAGCTTAGAGTCGCACTTGCGCCTATTGCTAAAAAGGCTAAGGGCTTTGTGCCTAATGATTCTCCTATGTCTGGATGGGCTGGTCGCTCATTTTCAGAAGGAAAGTTTCCGATCTATAATGCTAGGACTATTCGTGCTGGCATTGGTTTCACCACTAAACAAGGTCGCACCACTAAATCAGGCTTTACTTCTAATGCAACTATTTTCAATAAGTCTGTCGCAGGTGCAATCTATGAAACAGCAGGGCGCGCCAATAACGGACAAGGCCAGCCGTGGGTAGGGCCTAAGGCTGGTGGCACTTCCAAGAAGGTAAGCCGATCAAACAACCCCCATGCTGGTGAAAAGTTCATTGAAAATCTTGGCCCATTAACTAGCAGCTTGAAGGGCCGGGGTCGCTTAATTCTTAAAGCGTGGGCGCAAGATCAAGGCAAAGCTTATGGCGCAGCACTTAAAGCCATTGACAAAGCAGAGCGCAAGTTTTATGACAAGTCTAAAACTACTACTTTTAGTAAGGCAGCATAATGGCCATTGACATTAACATTGGTTCTAAGCTAGATGGCAAGGGATTCAAGCAAGCCGATACGGCTATTAACAAGTTAAACAAAAATACAAAGAATCTTGCTAGAAACTTTGGTCTTGCCTTTGGCACAGCAGCAGTCCTTGCTTATGGTCGTGCTTCTGTTAAAGCCTTTGCAGAAGATGAAAAAGCAGCAGCTTCATTAGGCCAGACTCTAAAGAATCTAAACCTTGCATACGGCTCAAACATTGGCACAGTCAACGGCTACATCTCTAGCCTTGAAATACAGACAGGCGTGTTAGATGACGAGCTTCGTCCAGCAATGGATCGCTTGCTTCGTGCAACAGGATCAGTTACTAAAGCGCAGGAGTTACTAGGCTTAGCCCTTGACATTGCAGCAGGTACAGGTAAGAGCGTTACCCAAGTATCGCAATCTTTGCAGAAGGCTTATCTAGGACAGACACAGGCATTAGGTCGCTTAGGTGTGGGTCTATCTAAAGCAGAGCTAGAGTCATCATCTTTCGCCACCATCCAAGAGCGTCTAAATGTTTTGTTCGCTGGACAAGCAGCAACGGCCGCAGATACTTATGCAGGTTCACTTGCTAAGTTAACTATTGCTGGAAACAATGCTAAAGAGACTATTGGTAAAGGTCTAGTCGATGCATTTGTTACCATCACAAACTCATCCTCTGTCGATGATCTCATCACTAAGATCGATGCAGCGGCAGAATCGATTGCTAACTTTGTTCGTGAGACAGGCGAGTTCATCAAGATCACTAAGTCGATCTTTGACTTCAAGAATCTCTCATTGACCTTCAAAGACCCTAATGCATTTCAAGGCATGGGAAATGTCTCAATAAGCAAGTCCTCACAGGATACTCAGCGAGCAGATGCTATTGCCAAGAAGAATGCTATGGCCATTACAAAGCTCACAAAAGAGCAAGCCGCTAACCAAGCAAAAATCCTTAAAGATAAAAAATTAGCCGCAGCCATCGACAAGGCTAACCTTGCCCTTAACAAGGGTGAACAAATCTTTGACATGGACAAGATCCAGATTGCAGCAGCTCTTACTTCTCAGGCTGAGCAACTAGGCAAGGCAACTTCATCTGCACAAATGCTACAAATTGCTAACGATACTGCGCGCCTAAATGTAAAGCAGTCAATTCTAAACTTAGAAGAAGCAATTGCTTCTAAGGATCAAGCTGCTATTGAAGCAGCAACTAAGAAACTTAATGCTGATCTCGCTGTGCTTAATGCCTTAACTGGCCAGAACACTCAGATGGCTGCTATCGAATCTATCCTAAAAGGATTGACTCCTAAAGATTTAATTGATCAAAAGAATTTAGATGAAGCTCTGCGCAAGATTCAAGAGATGCTAAAACTTCTGGCTGGATTCAAGTGGCCTTCAGGTGGGCCTTCAGGTGGGCCTTTAGGTGACCCGTTCGATGATCAAAAGGGTAAAAAGACTCTCACCCAAGCTAGAAGTACTGATGAAATCAATAAAGCCAATGAAGAATTGGGTGGAGTTATCTCAGTCATCGGTGACAACGGCAGAGAGTTTATCAAGCTAATCGATGGCATGGCTCAGGTTTATCAGACCATTGACGATGTCGGCTCACTTAATGCTTTGACTAATCTTTACGCAGGTGGAGCAATCAATCCTTTTAATGCTGGCTCTTTCCGAGAAATGGAAGGCGGCTCACTATTTAGTTCAGGAGCAGTCGGATCGCGTGACCGCGACATCAATATCACTATTCAGGCTAACACCATTGCTAACCCAGATGAGTTAACTAACATGATCCAGAATTCTTTGATCTCATTGAATAAGCGTGGTGACTACATTACGACTGCTGGCGCACTATGACCAGACCAGTCATCAATGTCGTAATCGACTTCTCAACAGGTGCTACCTTTGGTTTTCCCTTTATCATCGGTGAGTCTAGGATTGGTGGCGGAGATGTATTCTCTGACTCACCTAGCAGCCTTGTCGTGGATGTTTCTAATCTTCTTGATTCTGTACAGACTAACCGAGGACGGCAGTTATCGGCTGAGCAGTTTAATACTGGCACAGCATCCATTCGCATTATTGATCAGAATGGTGACTTCAACCCACAGAATACATTTAGTCCCTATTACACCTATCTCAACCCAATGCGCAAGATCATTGTTACCGCAACATGGGAAGGGGTCAACTATCCTGTCTTTGCTGGTTACATCACAAGCTATAACACGACCACGCCTAAGTTCGAGGGTGATCTTGTTTACACCACAGTCACGGCAGTCGATGGCTTCCGTCTATTCCAGAATGCACAATTCTTCGGTGTGGCTGGAGCAGTTGCAGGTGAGACTACAGGCACACGCATCACTAAGATTCTAGATAGCATCGGTTGGCCTAACTCTCAGCGAGATATTGACACAGGACTTACTACTTGTCAGGCAGACCCAGCAACCCAGAGAACAGCCCTAGCAGCCCTACAGACGGTCGCACAGACTGAGTATGGTGCTTTTTATATGGATGGGCAGGGCAGGGCTGTATTCCAAGACAGAACAGTTACAACGGCATCTGTAGCAACCACTCCTATAGTCTTTAATGACAACGGCACAGACATTGGCTACTTCAATGTCAAGTGGGTCTTTGATGATTCCCAGATTTACAACAAGGCAACTGTTACCCGCACAGGCGGCACAGTCCAGACGGCGCAGAATGCAGCTTCTATCGCTAAGTACTTTACCCACTCTTACAACGCATCTGGCCTTCTCATGGAGACCGATGCAGAAGCACTCAACTATGCCCTTGCCTTCATCGCATCACGGCAGGAAACATCTATCCGCGTAGACGAGTTAACCCTTGACCTACAGCAGGACGGCTACAGCGCAGGAAAGATTGCAGCATTGAGCTTGGACTTCTTTAGTCCAGTTACAATAACCACCACTCAGCCTAACTCGACTACCTTGACAAAGAATGTCCAGATCTTCGGTGTTAACCATCAAATCACTCCTAGCTCGTGGAAAGTCAATTACACCACGGCAGAGCCAATCATCGATGGATTCATCATAGGA